GCGTTGACGATGGTGCCGTCAGCAATGTTGGTTGACGTGACCGTTCCAGTGCCTGTCTTCAGGTAACGAGTCTCAGGATCATTGGGGAAGTATTGAATCCAATTCCAGGTACTGCCTGAGGTTGTATAAACGAGACGCACACTGAGAGCGCTATTACCAACAAAGCCTGACGGCAGTCCAGACAGTGGGCTGAAACTTTCAATACCAGTCGAGTTGGTGATTTCAACAGCATCGTTGTTTGCAGGCGATCCCGGAATTGCCGCGACGCTTGCAACAATGTCGTAGAGGATCGCGCTTGCAACAGCAGAGGCCGCAGCGTTGGCGGTGCTAACTGCAGAATTAGCAGTAGACACAGCACTATTTGCCGTGGAAACTGCAGAGTTTGCAGTAGAAACAGCAGAGTTGGCTGTGGAGACAGCATTGCTAGCTGTGGTCGAAGCTGTGTTCGCCGTAGACACAGCAGAACTAGCAGCACTGGAGGCACTGTTAGCTGTGTTGACTGCATTGGTTGCGTTAGTCGATGCCGTGTTGGCTGTGCTCAGAGCGCTGTTAGCCGTACTGAGGGCAGTAGCAGCATCAGAGGCAGCGTTATTGGCCGTTGCAGTGGCAGCGTTGGCTGTGTTGACCGCAGTGGTGGCATTAGAGCTGGCTGTGTTGGCGGTTGACACTGCAGCACTCGCATTAGAGTTAGCAGTGTTTGCTGTAGAGACTGCAGCAGAAGCATTGGTAGACGCCGTATTAGCCGTGCTAAGGGCGGTGTTAGCCGTACTAATAGCAGTGTTTGAGTTAGTCAGTGCAGTGTTAGCAGTACCAATAGCAGTAGTTGCATTATTGGAGGACTCCTGCGTCACATAAAGACCCTGAACAAAGTTGTTGTTTAGGTCTTGTGCACGGATAGCAGAACCAGAATAGAAGGTAGCTGCAAGGTCGCTATCATCAGTCTGACGATACACTACAATAGCAGCCCCATTGGCAGGAGCATTACCAGCAGTGAAGAGGACCTGACCACCAGTTTTAGTTGTGTAGTTCAGGCCCTGAAGGTTATAGTGAGTACCGGCTGTTTTTAGTACACCTGCAACAGTGACCTTAATATCAGTTGACTCCAACCATTTAAAAGTAAAAGAAAATGGGCCTAAATTAGACCCATCACCAGTGAATGTATTTTGTGTAGTTGCCATTTAAGGTTAGCGATACATTTGAGTAAGTCGTTCAATCTCTGCCTTACGACGATCAGCAGCCCGTGCAGCATCATCGACACGACCTTGACGCATCATATTCTTATTGGTCAGTGACTCTTGGATAGAGCGCCACATCGGTTCATTTTCTTGCTGCATACGAAGTTCAGCAGCCTTTTGAGCTTGAGACATGATGTCATTCATCACTGAATAGACTTCACTTTGAGCTGCTTGGATCTCCTCAGATGGACGACCTTGTACACGCATTGCACGGATACGATCCAACTGATCGTTATACTTTTTGTTCTTGCTTAGTTTATCGAACTGCTTCCACAGCTGCTGTTCACCAATGTACTTATACAGTACTTCACGCTCCTGTGGGGTGTACTCGTGGTTACCAGTAGAGTCCTTACGAATCATCTGAACACCATCCCAACCACTATCAATCAGCCACTGACGCCAAGGTTCAGTACCTTCACTAATCTTAACTGGGTTAACAGCGTTGAGAGCACGCAGTACCGGGTTATCAATATCGTTAAGTGGCTTACCAGTGTAGATATCGATCTGTTCAGGAAGCTGACTAGAGAAGCCAGGAAGCCTGTTTTTAACATAACCTACAAGGTCATTGTAGATATCCTTTTGGGAACTAGTGATGGCATTATTGACAACACCAAGTGCACCGGACATAGGTATAGCAGATCGCGCTTGATTAGCAAGATAACGAGTGATAGCAGTTTCATCACCGTTAGCAATAGCGACAATAGGCTCTAGGCCGGCAACCCAGGTTTTATTGACAAATGTAGCAGAAAGAGTCCACATTAGTTTCTTACCAAAGTCTTCGGTTAAAGTAGAACCAATATCACGAGAGTAATAAGCTAGGTCACCAACAAGAGTGAGGATCGTATCAAGAGGCTCATAGCCAGCATAACTGACCCACTTACCAGCAACGTTGATAGTCTTAGGTTGCCAGTTAAAGTTATCACGCAGCTTCTTCCGTTCACCAGCATTAATTGGACCGTTACCACGGATATTACCACCAAGGGCATAGCCCATCATAGATGTAGTAAGTAGAGCAGAGAAGGCGACGCGACCACGATACTCAGCTTCAAGTCCCTTGAAGATTGCCATGCCATTAGGTACACCATCATAAACAATGCCATGCTCCATAAGGGCTTCCTTAATCTTATCGATGTCATCTCCAGCCCACAGTACTTTGGAGTACTTGTTCATACCAGGAAGTGTTGCAATGGGTGTATAGGACATAGCCATTTTTACACCATTAACACCTGTACTAGGGAACATAAAAAACCCTTTAAGGATAGGGAATTTATTAATACCACGAGTAATAGTAGTAGCTAGCTCGCTGTCCAAATTAAGTGCAATCTCTCCAGCAGCATTTTTAGCAGCTGCATCGGTAAGATTACCGAGAGCATCGAATGCTTCGTTATAGGCAATCTTTTCCGCCTTTGCCAGTTGTTGAGCCAATTCAGCTCCTTTATAACCGATACCAAATACCTCATCCCATGCCCTAGCACGAGCCATTTGCGAGGCTATAGTGCTCTGTACAAAGGCGTCAGCACTAATCATTGCATTAGTACCGTACTTAAACCAACGCCAGTTACCAAGGTCATACAAAAACCTAGCTGAGCGATATTGGAACAACTGCCCCCAGTTACCGTCCTTTTCCCAAACTGCTTCCATATCAGCAAGGGCATCCCAAAGATTAGGATTATAGTTAGTTACAAGGTCTTCACGTGCTAGTTCACGGAAGTCCATTGTCGCATCATTGCCCCATTTACCGTTATTCCAGGTACGTTTGAACGTATCCCAAGAAGCACCAAGGGCTCTCTTATTGACAGTCCAGAATGAACCATAGATGTAGGTTGCCCTACGGAGGTCATCAACAGTGTTGCGCCCCATCAACATACCAATACCAGTGCCAAGATATGCATTACTAGTACGAAGTGTGAGCGACACAGTATTACCAGTAATAGCCTTGAGAGCTGAAATACCAGACAATACGTTGTTATACACTACTGCCCAGGCACCCTGTGCAAAGGCGTTGAGGCCACCATCACTGTTGTAAATAAGACCCATAGGGCTTGTTTGCTTGGAGGCCCACCTCATCAGTTTGTCAAGCGTATCCACATCACCCTTAGATAATGCAAAGGCATCAATCAGAGGTTGTGCAGCATCAGGACGTTCCGTAGCAATAGTACGGATCATATCCCGATAGCCTTGTGCTTGGAGATTCTTTTCTTGTACCTTGAGATCGAACTGTTCAGTAATCTGCCTAATAGCAGACTCCTTGTCAGGTGCTTCTTTTAGGAACTTCTGCCAACGATCTTGGTTCTTAAGTGCCCAACCTGCGATGTACTTATTGAGGGCATACTCTTCCATAAGGAAGGCAAGCCGATCACCAATCATCTCAGTAGTACGACTCAGATCAGCAGTCTCAGGGAATGCCTTATACCCTTCAGCAATATCAGCTACCTCACGTCCTACGGTATCCATCACACGAGCTGATGTTTCAGTAACAACTTGACCGATATACTTATCAGTCAGTTCACGCATAGCATAGCCGATGGCCTCTGCCTGGACATCATTAACGTACTTAATGGATCGACCATCAAGCAGGTTCTTAACATCACGGTTATTGAGGAATAGGTTCTTGAGATCAGATACCTTATCAGTACCGATGATGTCGTTATAGATCTTCCAAGCTGCATCACTCATTTGAGCTTTGGTGTACCTAAAGCCTTCAACGATTGCATCAAAGTCACCAGTAGCACGAGTGCCTTCTGCTAGATCCTCGATGATATTACGAGAGACAGCATTACCTTTACTAAGATCGTAATAGGCACGTTCAGAGAGGATAGGAGCAGGTGTACCACTAGACGTACCAAGCTTAATAGCTGTGGTGTCTGCCATGTTACGAGCAATGTTACCAGGAGGGATGCTGAGAGTAGCCGTAGAGCCATCGGGGAACATGGTGGGAGTTACCATAGGATCAACGCCTGTAACCCCTTCAGGATCGTCTAGAAGGCGCCCCTTACCTACTTCATCTACCTGTGTATCCCTACTGATCTGTTGACGCTCTACAAACGATTCTAGAGGGCTCTCAGTGAGACTTGTGTATCCCTTTTCGCTGTACTCTTTAGTTAGAACTGAAGCTTCAGTGTCAAGAGTTTTAAGTTGATCCTGCAGTTCACCGATAATATCTAATTGTGCTCTAAGTGTCTCTTGATCAAGGGCTGGCGTAGCAGCTACCTGATCTAGTTGTTGCTGTAGCTCCATCCGTTGAGTGTCAATCTCAGACAACCGAGTAGCAGTGGGAGCATCAGCGTTGACCAGCACTTCAGAGGACATGAACTCCTTAGCCGTGGTATCTTTAGGTTTGAACCAATCCATCACTCCACGGCCAGCAGCAGCAGAATAACCGATGATATCACCAACGATACTGATACCAGCAGATTCGTAGATGTTCTTCTGGCGACGTACTTCAGGAGGATCACTGTCCTTTACCACAAGAGCATCAGGAACAGGCAACCAAGGCGCTGCCTCTTTCACAATCGTCGATACTGTATCACTTTCAGATTGATCACTGATAGCGTTGATAGCGACATCACCAGCAACGTTAATACCAAGAGCAGAAAGACCACGAGCAACAGCACTACCAGTCGTACCAGCAGTAGCAACACGTGAGGCAGCACCAACACCAATACTAGGGACAAGGACAGAAGATACTTCCCTTACCTTTTGGAAAGCAGGGTTCTTGAACTTTGTCTTAGCATCCCAAGCATCATCAATCCATTCAGCACCAGAGATACGACCGATAGCATCCATACCGAAGTCAATGATACCCATACCAGCTGCTCCAAGACCCTCAAGGGTGCGTTGAGCATAGGTGCCAAGGTCTTCAGCTAAGGTAGCGTTAGGATCACCACTGCCATAAATGAAACCAGATCCACGATTGAGTGGTTGCTGTGGCTGTTGTTGACCACCACCAGTGAGTTGTTGAACGGCTTGCTGTTGAGGAGACTTAACAGGTTGCACATTACCAGCTGCTTTATTCTCAGCTGGTGTAGCCTCCTTGTACATTGTCTCAGGGGCTGTTTTAGGGCTATAAGCTGGAGCTGCCTGTTGCAAAGCTTGCTCTTCAGCAAGGGCTTCAGCTTCTAGGCGCTTCAGTTCTTCTTCATCTACATAAGGGGTTTGTGTCATACTGATTTACCATGCAAGAAACTGAAACGCCGGCCATCCGGCAGTTGAATAACCAATTTATCTCCGTGTTGTGTACGAGATTTAGCTACAATACGTGCACCATTTTGTAGGTACACTTTAGAGCCCTTAGCTGTTCCATAGTCAATACCGTGAGAACCACGCGCTACATGACCAGCAAAGGTATCAGTAATAGGAATACGACTCAAAGGAACACGTCCAAATTGAGGATCATCAACAACTACAAAGTTGTCAAGTGCTTTAGCTGAGAACTCCCTAGCAAATTCATTAACAGGTGTGTTGGGGTTATCCTGTTGTTTAACATCTAGGTGAGGACCAGTTGAAGTAGGTCCGATGTTGTCGGTAATGTAAGCAAGAGTGGGACGCATGAATGCTTGATTACGTGCAGGAGTAGTAGCAGGGTTGTACGGTTGATCTACATTAACACCCATCTGCTGCATCACACGAATGATCTTACTAGGGTAGGCAGCCTCACCACCAGCATAACCACCAGCGGCAATAGCTTCAATAGCCTGACGTGGTGTCTTAGCTCGTGCCAAACCAGGTGCATACCTTGGATCAGTCATGAGATTCATAAAGTCTTTAGCAGACTCAAGGGGAGAAGCATAGTCCCTCCAATAGGAACCGTTCTTCATTGTGCCTTGACCAGGCCGTGCTTTAATGTTAAAGACGTTGTTCTTACCACTGGTGTACTTACCCCACCCAGACTCCAATGCCCACATAGCAGCCATAACCTGAGGGAACTTAAACCCAGATGCAGTACCAAGTGCCTGCACATCAGCGTAGCCGCTGTTGCCTGTACGAACAGTAGCAGGGGCATTACCACTACCAATGATAGCAGTGTTAAGGCGGTCTTGAGTAAGGGGTTGATCTAAGATACGACGCAGTACAGGATCATTGATTTGATTCAGTTGATCCCTAAAGCCTGGCTTAACTCGTTGCTTAAGACCTGCTGCTGCAAGCTGTGCATTAAGGATCTGAGTAGGACTCATACCAGGCACTGCTCTAGACAAATCAGTGTAGATCTGTGGGATAGAGATAGGCTTACCACTAGCGATGCGGTTATCAATATCCTTGAGAAGTGCAGGACTAGCCAGGACTTCAGTATTGATTACATTACTGTTAGCACGTACCTTCTTAACAACCTCAGACGTAGAGATTACATCAATAGCAGCTGGAGCACCAGGATGCTTACCAGGTGTGAAAGCAGCATAGAAGGCTTGTGTTTGTCCTGTCTTTGCTTGAGAAGAAGCAATAACAGCAAACGCACCCTTCTTTGTTTCAATAGCAGTTAGAACATCCAGTCGTGCTTTATTAGCAGCAACAGCAGGTTCCATCGTCTTAGCATACTGCTTAAACTTCTGGTTGTACAACTTAAGTGCATAGTCAGAAGCACCACGCAGACTGTAGTGAGCAGCACGGTTGGTGCTATCACCAATCAGGTTTTGCTTCAGTGCATCACTAAGTTCAGCCTTGATGGTCTCTTGTTTGATACCAGAATCAGATCGTTGTTGATCTAGCTGCTGAGCACGTGTACGCCATGTCTCACGTACTTCAATAGGTACACCAGGTTGATCTACATCATCAGCTGTTAGAGTACCTTGCTCGTATTGTTCACGGAACTGTTTAGTCCAGAAGTCAGCATTCTGTTGCTCAGTAGTGAAGGCAAGGTATGCTTTAAGGCGATCAGTGTTAATACCTTTTGTTGCCGACTCTTTGATAATAGCTTGGAGGGTTTCTTCATTGGGATTGTTGTTCTTCACCCAATCAAGCAACTGATCCTCTTGACGCTTGTTCTCACGACGCTCTTGTGCTTCAATGAGCTGGAATTCAGATTCTTGATCCTTCTTCCTGGCATTGATTAGGTCATCAACATCACGAGGGAAGCGATCCTTCCAGCTACCTTGATCTGTTTGAGCTTCACCTAAGATACGTTCTACATCAGCATCTGAGTAACGAGTTGTATCGCTAAGCTCTTTGAATAGCTCTGCCTTAGCACCTGCATTACCAACAGGGGTAACACCATCCTCTCTATAGCTTCGTGAGATAGTCCTAAATGCCTCTGTAAGGCTCTCCCCAGTCTTTGTACGAGACAATGCACTAAGCACATCATCACGCATCGTGGAGGACTTGTTAACGACGTCTGACTTCCTGGCTGATGCAATGAGGGAGTTATACGATCCCCTCATCTTCATTAAGCTTTCTACCATGAAGTCAGCCTTCACTTCAAACAGGCCGTTCATTTGTAGAAACTCTGTAAGAAGTGTAGGGAAGGCAGCCTCGCGTTCTTCAGCTGTTACCAGACTACGCTTGTCCAGCTCTCCTTGTACCCATCCAGGAAACTCAGCAGCAGCAAGCATGGAAAGCCCTTCAAGCTTCCACATGTCCCGTTTCTTATTACCCGTAAGTAAATTAGTAACAAGGTATGGATCAGCGCCTCTGGCCTGTACTCCTTCGGCAATTATATCACTTGCTTCACCAGCTTGGGACAACAGAGCTTTAGCGTTATTTTGCATCTGCTGCCGGTGCATTGGCAACCCATTGGTTGCAACTTCTACAAGTGTAGCCGCCCTATCACGCTTGTCCTTTTCTTTTTGATACTCGGTTAAACCATCAGCAATTGTAGTACTAAATTTAGCTAGGCTATCAAAGACAGCAGCTGCGTTCTTACCACGCTGTAGTTCGCTTTGAATCAGTGTTTGAGCATTCTTACCAATAGCTTCCTGACGAGTCTCAGCAAGCTTCTTCTCCCACTGATAGTTTTGATCACGATCTCGTGCTTCGATACTTAGCTTGCGCTCAAGACTTGCACCATATTCGTCTCTAACCTGTTTAATCTCCCTACGGTTCTCTTCCATACCACGTATGATACGGTTGTCACGTTCTTGCATTCTAGCAAGACCTTCAGTAGGTGCTTTAATAGGATCGAAACCTATACTCCGGGCGTACCCTCTGTAACTTACTTGATCCATTTTTAATAATAACTATTATTTAGTAGCGGCGTAAATGCTAGCAGCACTACTAGCTAGAGTTTGAGCGGCTCCCATCCATGCACCAGCAGAAGATGCCATAGCACCTTTAACAGGTTTAGGACCGAAGTCAAACGCTTTAGGCTTACGTGGTTTAAGATACTCAGCACGTGGTGTAGTAAGAGGCTTAGGAGGTTGAGGAAGACGATCGGGACGAAGCATACGATTAGCTTCTGCAGCAAGATCAGCGCCATACCTATCGCTTGCAATCTTACGTATAGCAGACTCTGTATCAGCCTTAGCACTCAGCAGTGATTCAGCTAGGATAGCTTGATTACGGCCAAGGGCTGCAAACTCAGCTTGCTCCATCTTCTCTGCACTTCTACCTTGCTGACCTTTAACAGCAGAAACACCTTCTGACTGCAAAGCCTTGATAACAATGTCTTGGTTCTGGAAGGCCAATTCTTTCATGGCATCCTCAAGTTTACGATACTCAGCTTCATTAGCAGCGGCTTGTGCCATCTGGTTAAATGTAAGCTGTTGACCGTAGATCTTTTCAGACTTGGCATACTGCTTCATCTGAGAAGCATACTCAAAGTCTTGGATCTTTAGGTTATACTGCCAATCTTGAAGATTAGTAGCATCCTTGAAGGCGGCAAGTGTCTCTTCGTTCTTCTGATTAAGTCGCCATTGCTTTACGTTGTGGCGCCAGTCAGCCCTAGTACTACGTTTATTATAATTCCAAGCTTGGACATTGTACTTATGTTGCCTTTCAATAGCTGCATTTTGGGCATCAGCCTCAGCTTGACCGCTTAACCCGCCAAAAATAGAGCTAATACCAGCAATACCTAAACTAATTAGATCCATTATCAAGACCTCCTATAGAAGCCAGGTGCGTATTGTCCTTCCCACTGCATAGACACAAGACTAACGGGGAACGGAGTATTTGAAGTTACTTTCATTGTATAGTTGTCTGGTCTTTGATAGATAGGAACTTTATACACATATGTATCACGGAATGGTGAAGTGTTAGAGATGTAAAAATCTGCTACTTGTGCACCACCGATACTAGCCCACTCTGGTCTGCTGCGATCTCTAATACTAAAGTAGACATCACCACCAAGTCCAGTATAGAATGCCATACGAGAAGTAGTAGTAACAGCGGTAAAGTCAACACCAGCTTGGCCCATGGAGTAGTAATACCTAGGTAGTGTGAGCTCCATGTTGTACTCATAGCCAACATAGATATAGTTACCAGTAACGTCACCAGGGATAGTAAAGTAGGTGCCACCACCATCAGACGTAAGAGTAGCTACATTAGTATAACCAGACTGTGTGCCAGGGCTGCCAGTTTTCAGTAGACCAACCACAAACCTGATGATCTTAGTAGTATTGAAGTACGTAGGTAGATATACCTTAGTAACACCAGTAGTGTTGCTGTATGTTGGTGCGGTCGGTGGTGTTGGTGAGACCATTGCATTGTCTGTTACTTCACACCATGAATCCAAATACGGATCAACAGTGTTACCAAGGCTATTAATAAGACCACCAGTACTAGGAGCCAGTACTAGTTTATACTGACTTAAAGTGTATCCTTCAGTACCACTAGTAAGTACATATAGTATATCGTTTTGGATGGCTGTATGGATAACATTAGATGGCAGCAACCACCTAACCCAAGATGCCATGATACGTTCCTCACCTTGATCATAGAACCTATAAAGATATACGTTCTTTGAAGTCCTACCTGAAGCTACCCATAATCCATTTTGTGCACTACCAGATGCATCAGTAATAGTCTGAGGCATCCACTCAGGTACGATTTTAGTGGTTTCAGTTACAGTTGGCGTCTCACGTTGTCCTCTAGTGAAGATTTCAAATGCTCTAGCCCAACTCTGGTTACGACTAACATAAAGAACAGTAGACCCTATATCTACAGGTTTTAGGTAGCGATCACACTCGTAGTTAGCAATAGTACTGATTGAACAGTTAGCAGGAGTCCAAGCTCCATTCTCAGCCTCCATAAGGAATTGCTGGCTATCACTAAATAGCAAAAGGCCTTGGGTAATTGGAACAACTGAACGTATGGTAGCTGGTTTAATACTAGCGCAGCTTAGATCAATAGGATCAGCTGCGGTAACTGTAGTGGCTGACTTATGGTAAAAGTTGTAGTAGTCCCCAGCTTGAGACATAGACACATTGTCTTCAGTCAAGAAGCCTAACCTATTATTGAATAGGAATACATCTTGGATGGTGTGATTAGCAAAGGATGGGTGACTATTGGACTCATTATCGCCAACCAACCTAGGCTCCCACAACAATGGAAGGTTGTTAATGGTCTCTGAGCCGTCCAGGAAGGTGGCTCTAAAGGTTAGTGGGCTAACACTAGTTCGGATCAGTGCAATGGGCATTGTAGCCTCATTTAGGCCAGTACTGACGTTAGGTGCGACAGTCTCTTCCCAAAACCCTTTACCACTTACACCGTCATCAGCTACAAACTTCAAATAGAAGTCATCAAGATTAGCTGAAGTGTTATTAATTTTTACAACTTGATCATGTTTAGCTTGTTCTGGCAGCCTGGCAAATGTATCTACTGAATCTTGGAAAGTACGCAGATCCTTACCTGTTGGACCCGCGTATCCTGATACATTGGTGTCTGTACTAAACGTAAGGTAGATAGTGTTGTCAATGATTGTTTTAGTAGCAAATCCGCTAGTAATAGCAGTGGAAATGCCAGTCATAACTTGGTCGATAGTCAGCGAACCGCCGCCACCACCACCACCTGGACCAGGTGTAGTATAAGTAAAGGTGCTGCCTCCTATCTTAACAGTATATGTAACGTTGTGCTCAATACCAGTGATAACAATAGTAGCTTGCCTCTTAGCATTCCAGCTAGGAGCAGCTTTTGTTGTTACTACTTTCTCACTGTTAACAATATAGGTGAAGTCGTTAATAGTAAGTGTTTTTAAGCTACGGTAATCTGTTGCTGTTAGGTAGCTTTCAATAGATGCCTGTTTACCAGAAGGATAAGTTACTGATCCAGCTAGTCCAGTCAGTAGGTTCCATACTTTAATAACACCAGCAGAAGATATGGTAGCAATATACTTCTCTTGGTTATCTCTAAACATACTAAACCAAGCAGCTGTATCAGCAGTATTTGCTGTCATACTAGCTAGTCTACCTAGAAACTTACCACCTGGACGCTTGAGCATACCAAGGGTGACATCAGGATAGCAGTTCAAGGCATCCTTAACCTGACCCAACAGCATCTTCTCATCAGCCTGTTGGGAGACACCACCAATGAAATTAGGTATACGTTGAGATACTGAAGTCATCGTGCAAGAGCCTTAAATGGTTTGTAGCTGTTGTAGAATCCATCACCTTGCTTGAAACCAAACATAGTGTAATCGCCTTCATTGCACTCATATTCAAGGCAGTTAGACCTACGCCATGTTTCAAATGAAGCCAAAGCTTGGGTAAGGTTAACATCACCAATTAAACGAATAGCACAACGTGTGGCAGCTCGTGATGTGATATAGTCCCTAAATACTTGAGGGAGATCAATGAAGTCATAATACCAGACAACATCTACATCGTATGTCTTAGTGGTATCCCATACATCAGTATGGCCAATCTTATCATACAACCTACCGTTACGGATGACGGTATCATAGCTACTATTAGCTACATTATCACTAAGATCAATCTGTAGCATACTACCAGTCATTGATAGGTAGCCGTTAGTATCAGGAGTAAGTGGGTACTCAACCTCTCGGTTAAATGTCCACCCCTCTGCCTGTACCTCCCGAGAGACTTGCATTAAGGTCTCATAAGCAATTGCAACTTCCGGGTTGATTACAGCTTCGACAGTAGATCCATCCTCATAAGTGATGGTCTGTGCCTCGATGGTGGTAACAGGCGCCTGACCAATAGACGCCAGAATTTCATTAACAGCTTGTAGCTCAGCCTGAGCGTTATTGGTATACGGCATAATGATGACGTTATATAAAGATTAAAAAAAAGGGACCCCGAAGGATCCCCATATAAAGCAAATTAAGCAGCAGTACGGCTAGCGTCAAGTGCCGGAGAATCCGACTCAACACCAGAGTAAGCAGTACGAAGACACTGAGTCTCCGAGAACACAGCAGAAGCGGTGCTAGTGCCGTGAGTGCGTGCTACAGAGCGACGAACAGCGTGGTTGTCAGAGACAGCCAGGTTACCATTGTCAGCATAGGTAGAACCATATGCGCCGGTTACGGTGCGGGTAGCGAAGTTAACGTTACCAGCCACACCGTTACCACCAGCAGCAGTAGAAAGATTAGCCATTAGATAGTACCTCAGTTGGTATAAGAAACAGTGTCAACACGGAAGGTTGCACTAGTGGTGCCAGCAACGGACAGCACATCACCAACACGATAACCATCGCCACCAGCAGCTACAGTCTGACCATCAACCACACCATCAGTGACAGTAGTGGTAAGAGTACAGCCAGTGCCGTTGATGTTATCATCAGTGGTGGCTTTAGTGCCAGCAGTTTGACCTGTGCCACCACCAAGGCGAGTTACGGTAACAACCGTACCACCTTCACGACCAGGCTCAATAGGAGGACGCATGTAGGCAGTTTCACTAGTAGTGACACCTACACCGTCAACAAGTGCGAATCCCATTAGCTTTCTCCTTTATCAGGAGCGAGCCGACTGCAGCTCAATAGCAGCAGCGGGGTTCAGGGTACCGCAGCCCATAGCCAGACGACCAACGATCAGGTCACCCTGGTACATCACAGACACATCACCAGAGGTGGTCTGCACAGAGGGAGCAATAGCTTCCACAACACCAGCAGCATCCTTGTAGTAGATCAGACCACAGTGGGTGCTGAAGTTACCGGAGTAGTCGTTGTTCTCACCGTTGACGGAAGACACGTTACCAGCCAGGAAAGGCAGGTTGTTGGAACGCTTGATGGAGATACCAGCGATCTCATACAGGCCCTCACCGCTGTTCAGGTTACCTTGGCTGTTGCCATAGTCACGGTTGAGGATATTCGAGTCGACCTGCGACACGAGTGCATAGTACTGACGCGGGGACAGCACAGCGGTACGACCTTGCTTGGGCAGGTTCTTCTCATCGAGAATAGAAGCGGCCTCGAAGAAGGCGTCAACCAGTGCCTGAGCATCATACTCTTTGTTAGCACCGAGTTGGATCACAGAACCGCCGGGCTCAGGGCCAGGAGCGGCAGTGATGGGGTGTGCTTCACGAGCAGCCTTAGCGATCTGACGGAAGATCTTCTTGTCATATGCCTCAGCGAGAGCATAGCCGATCTTCTTAGCGATCTCAGAACGCAGGGAGTAGTGAGCCAGAGTCTCATCCAGATCATACACGAATGCACTGGAGATGAGAAGGTCGTCACAGACGATAGTCTTCTCTGCCACCGGGGGATCACCACTACCCAGGATCGGGGTGCCGGGCTCATGGTAAGCCGCTTCCATACGGCCGGTGAAGATGAACTGCATGGCTTTGCCGTTCTTCAGGGTACGGCTCTGCACAGTGCCTTTAGCGATAGTCGCGCCTTCATAGGCTTTGAACATCTCGCCAGAGAACAGTTTCAGATAGGTTGCGTACTTGGTATCATAAGCAGTACCAAGAGCAAGAGGGGTCGAACTAGTGTTATTAATCCGACCTACAGGAGTTACAAGAGTGTTAGCCACAATAGTTTAAGAGAGAGTTGTTTACGTAGTCCTCTCTAAGCGCTTAGAATTTTTGTTGTCATTTTTTTTGATGTCGTCTCTCCGACTGTCATGACTAAGGGTATCGGTCGTAACCGGCCTCAGCCAAAGAAAAGGAGGTCCTACTCTGAGGTGCCTCCAATCCAATTAGGTCCAGGCGGCAAGCGTACCAGCTTGCACCTTAGTACCTTTAGGGCTCATCTCAGTGAGCGTTTGATTAGCCTCACCATAAGCAGTTGCAAAAGCAGCAGAGCCTGCAGTAGGTGTAACATATTGAACAGCAGATACCGAAGACACCTTCGGATCAAAGGGATTAGCTCGTGCCATGATTAACCAATGATAGGTGCAGTGTGTGTAGCAAGGTCAAGTGGGAAGTTGTGCGCATTACGTTCATGCATCACTTCAAAACCAAGACCAGCTCGGTTCAGAATGTCAGCCCAAGTGTT